CCAATACTGGCAAGGGTTTCAGCGAATTTCAAACCGTAACAGAGGGGGGTCATGTTACGGTTGAAGATCCCCGAAAACCCTTGCCAGTAAACGATTGTTACGCTGTTACACTTCAGAGTACCCCCCAGCCAGCCGGACTCCCCGTGCAAAAACAGACCCTGTAAACAGCAATCAAGTATACCCCCGCGAATACGTACCATCCCCCTATATGGGAACAAACTTCCCATTTGATGCTGTCCGAGCCCATTCGTACACAGTAATGGCCGGGGGGGGGGTCTATCCCCCCGGGATCGCACGCACCAGTTCACACCTGAGCTGTCTGGGATATTAACCGGACAGACCGGATGAAACCACGCACCAGACAAACCAGGTTTCTTTGGTGCGTGGTTTGTTTTCAAGTATATCCTCATGATTCATTTTGTCTTATGAGGATATACTTGAAAACAAAGGAGTTATGGGATAGAACAGAATTCCCGCAAAACCCGTTCTATTTTGTTCCTTTGGCAAATGAACCCGATTCATCAAAAAAACTTGTTGACACGTTGCTTTGAAAGGATGTATATCCGAAATGGGCAGATGAAATTTAGGCTTTCCTTTTCTGGAGACAAGAATGTCAATTCTGGACAAGAAGAAAAAGGCTATTGAAAAAGATCAGAAGAAGATTGCCGCCGCAAAGCCGGTATCGTCCAAGATACCCAATCCGGCGGCAATGCAGAAATTTGTTGATGCTTGCAACCGGGCAATTCCCGGTGATGGCTCCATCTCGGATGCCGAGGCGAAGGCAATCATGGCCGGGAAGGGCGCGGGTACGATCAAGTCTGTCGAGGCCCGAACCGGAGCGAAAATCCTGTAAGGAGACAGAAATGCCGAAAGGTGACCATAACTATGTGAAGCCAGACACCCGTGGACCCTCCAATCAGAAGGGCCACGTTCTGCCTGGAACTATGAGTTTTGGATCTAGTGCTTCCACCAAAAGCGGAATCAATATGCCGCAGATTGCCTCAAGCGGGGCGGCGCAAGGTTCTGTTGACTCCGTGCAACCATCATCGGGTAGCGATGGCGGGAAGATTTCCCTTAAAGCTGGACGGGACTCCAAGAGGGCATCGAGAACATAATCCATGCCCATCCGCTGAAATCACAATCGGAGGTGAGTGATGAGCCCAAGGCTTCGAAGCCGTGATAATTCAAAAAAGACCAAAAGACCAGGAAGAATAGACAAGGAACTGAAGAAGTTCAGGGCCACAGAGCCCAGTGACGATGCTTGCAGAAACCTTCTCTCGGCGGTGGTTCTTCAGGCCGTCAGGGACTACCAGATTGACCCGAGCCGATGCCACGTCTCTGAGCGACTGGAAGGACTGAAACTGTGGAAGGCCGAGGCCACGGCATGGATATTCGGAAAACCAGCAGACAAGAAGACGTCCCGATTGAAATTTGAAGATTGCTGCGATCTCCTGGACCTTGATCTCGGAGATGTAAGAAAAAGACTGAAGGAAGGTGTCGCTTAGGGGCCATAATTGCTTGATGATATTGAAGAATCAGCATCTGTAGCCATCGATCTCGACGCTCCCGTACCAGGTCGGTCGGATGAGGAGCGGCCAGAGATAGAAATCCGGTTAAGCAAGACCGAGCGGGAGAAGATTGCCCGCATGGTCATTGCTGATGCCAAGGCTGGCATGGAAGCCAGGTCCGACTGGTTATCGAAACGCCGTGACGCGATCAAGCGTCTGGAGATGGAGACCGAATCCAAGACCTGGCCCTGGGAGGGCGCATCCAACATAAAGCTCCCTGCCGTTGCCGTTGCTTCGTTTGCCACCGCCGCCCGTTACATGGCTTCAATCTTCGGTGTCTCCCAGATCATGGACGTGACGGCGGTTGGATCTGATGACATTTCGAGAATTCCTGCCGCCCGCCAGTTTGTTGAATGGCTTGTTACCGATGACCGCTTGAATCTCTACGAAAAACTCGATGAGTTCGCCGCCGCAATTCCCCCAAGGGGAGATTACGCGGCGCATGTTTACTGGAAACGCCAGGTTCGAAACATCCCGAGCGTCATTACAGACCTGGATGGAAATGAATTCATTGAAAAGCAGGAAGAGGTTATCTTTGAGGGCGCATGGGTTGACATGATTGACACGGAAAATGTCATCCTTCCCTCGGACGCAACGGGGGTTCAGGCGGGAGAGGCTGACTGGGTCATTCTTCAGGTCTGGTTGCCCTTCGATGCCATCGCCAGACGGTACAAGACCGGCGCATACAATGTCATGACCCGCAAGGATTTCGAGAGTGTCAAGCAATTCGAGAAGCGGGATGATAGCTCGTCTCCGACCGAAACGAAAGAGGAACAGGATTCAAGCGAGGGTGTCATCTCCACTCCGGGCCGCAACAAGCGAAGAGCCTACAAGTGGCACGGGGCTTATGACATTGACAAGGACGGATTGCTCGAAGAGGTGGTTTTCACCGTTCACGTCGAGACGGAAACGCTTCTCCAGGCCGCCTATCTTGATGAGGTGCATCCGCACGGGAAACGCCCAATCGTCATTGGCAGATATACCCCTCGCCCGCAGTCACCCTATGGAAAAGGTGTGGCTGAATGGATCGGCCATCTGGACGACATCACCAATACCCTTCTGAACCAGTTCATCGACAGGGCGACGCTCATCAATGCGATGACCGGGGCTTACGAGTCGGATTCTCTTGAAGAAGGCCCGATCACACTCGAACTTGGAAAGCTCATCCCGGTTCCCGAAGGTGCAAGAATTACCTTCCCGACACTTCCAGATTATGGCCCCGTGTTCAGTACGCTTATACAGTTCATCGAGAGAAAGACCGAGACTGTTACCGGGGTGTCTGACGCTTTTCTTGGAAAGCTGAATCCAAGCTCAAGGGCATCCGCCGCCGAATTCCAGGGAACGCTCGGCGAAGGTGCGATGGGTTTTGAGATCAAGAACAGGCGGTTCCAGTCCGCCGCCAGTGAAATCATCACCATGATGTTTCAGCTTTACCAGGCATTCATGCCGGACGGATTCGAGATCAAGGTCAATCCCAAACTCGCGCAACAGATTCAACCGGGCCAAGGCCCTGGTGGGCCACCGCAACCGGGCCAAGGCCCTGGTGGGCAACCCCAGCCGGGAATGAACCCGCAAGAACAGCAAATGATGATGGCTCTTCAGCAAGGCCAGGGCATGAACGGTCAGGCGCAGATGGGCATGAGTCCCGAAGAGCAGATGATGGCCGCTACACAACAAGAGCCGGGAGGCGGCGGACCTCCGCTTGCCCCGCAAGCCAAAATGGGCCTTGGTATTCCGCCCCACCTATCGGGACAGCAACATCCGCTAAATCCATTCAGGGAATTCACCCGCGAGGAGATCAGGGGCCAGTTTGATTTCCGGTTCCTTGGCGACCCGGTGTCCGGGAACAAGCAACTGAGAATGCAACAGTCAATGCTTCTTTCCCAGAGCCTTCTTCCGGTGCTTGCACAGGTCTATCCACCCGGAGTGGTCACATATATTCGGTCAATGCTCCATGATTTCAATAGAAAAGACGCAGACGAGATTCTGCCGGATAAGGTAATTCAACTGCTGGAACAGCAAGCCCAGTCAGCGAGCCAGATGCAGGAACTCCAGGCTCAACTGATGAAGGCCGAGGCACAGTTGGAGCAGGCGAAGGGACAGGCCGAGATCGAAGTGAGCAAGGCCAATGTTCAGGACATCATCGCCCGCGCACAGGAGAGGATAGCAAGGATAAGAATGGATCTACAGGCGGGCGTTGCGGATATTCAGCTCAAGTCCCAACAGATCAAAAAAGCTGTTGTTGATACGGATGCCGTGGATGTGGCATCTTTCAACGCCCTAAACCAGGCGGGTCGGGAGGAAATGAATGGAACTGCCAATGGAGGGCCCGCCCCAGTTCCGGGACGACGAGCAGGGGATACAGGCCCGCCACCTGTGGAATATGAAGAGGACACCGGGATGGGAGATTTTGAAGTTCCACCTGAATAGAGAAATTGAATACGTGGAACGGCAAGTGATGAAAGCGGAGGTTTCAAAGGGAACGCGGGAATTCTATGCAGGGGAAATGTTTTTCGGAAAGAAGAAAATCTTTCAGTGGTTGGAAAAGGGAATTGAGATTGGAAAACAAGGATCAAGGGGAGAATTGAAAGATGGCTGATGATGTGACTGAACCCGAAGCCCCCGAAACGGGAGAACCGGAGGGTTCACAAGGCGTCGAGGACACGCCTTCCCAACTACCTGAGAGCCCTCCAGAGGAGACGACCTCTCAGGAAACAGAGGAAGAAGTTCTCATTGGCGGGCGGTTTCGGCCAGACCAAGTGACCGAGATCGATGAGACCATCCGGTATGCTGACCGGCAACGACAGGAGAATTCAGAACTCAGGGCGCGCCTGGAACAAGTCGAAAGAAACCAGGCTCCCCAGCAGGAACCACGAGAGCGAACACCCGAAGCGGAGATTGCCGACGTAAGGGCCATGTTCGAGGCGGGCGAACTCGCGGAAGTGGATTATCTGGAGCATCTGTCCGACATCAAGGACCGCCAGCGGCACAAGGTTGACGCTTATGCACGACAAGCCTATGCCATACAGGAACGGGCCAATACATCACTCCAGTCCGAATACCCAGATTATGCAACTGCTGGCACATCTCAGAACGAGGAAACAGTTCGTTTCATGGGCCAGTGGTCGCAGGATTACGGTGAGGACTTGAGCAAGAATCCAAGGGGTGCGGCTATTGTCAAGAAGCACCTGGATTCCGTGTTCGGAGCCAAGGAAGCAGAGGTTCGCGGTAGGCAAAACGAATCTCAGCGCAGACAGCGGGTTTCCCGTCATCTGGATGGAGTGGATCGTGTTGGTGGGTCCAAGGAACCGGACGTGCCGGACTTGGTTCTCAAGGGGGGTGTAGACCGAGATATGATGAAAACCCTCGGATACGACCCCGATAGCCAGGAAGATCTCCGAAGGTTTGCCGGTGCGGCGGCTCCGGCGACTATGGAGAGGATGTTTAAAAATCCCGAGGCTATGGTAGGCCGATGAGGTCTCGCGGCCCGAATGCCGAACGCGATGAGCCTTACCGAATAAAGTGTTCGGTTTGTGGGTTCTCGGGAATTGACCTCCGCGTCCAATCCGTGGGGGGGTCGAGTACGGACACCGGAAATACGGATGGAACGGCGAAAGATCCGGTGACTGTTCCTGCCGACAACCTTGGGGTTACTTCCGTTGCAAGGGCGACGGTTCAGTCTTCATCGAACTGCCCACACTGCGGAACGAATAACTTCATTGATGGATCGCGGAGACGCTGAAATGGCTATTCCGGTAAAGCCACCCACGCATATCAGCCGGAAACTGGTGGAAATGATCTTCAGGCTGATGCCGCTGGTTGGGCGTGGAAAGATGGCTGGAACCAGGGTGGACGATAGAATAGACCTCCGAATGCCCGTCTATCTCTGCGAGCTTTGCAATCGGAAACGGCTCAAGGCGCGAGGAAATGCGTATGGGCTTGTGACCGACGTAACCGGAAAACCAAGAACAGCCTACACCAGATGCACGGCTTGTAATGCTGATTTCAGTATCTGTCATCAGTATTACCCCGAAGAGAAGTTTCGGAAAGTCCATGCGCCCTGGTTCGGGTTGAAAAAGCCTCAAATGAAAGAGAACCGGGCAAGGCCAGCAACAGGCTTGCTCACCTCGGGGGATATCCCTGTTCGGCGAAGGAGATAAGGATGGAGTATTCAGGTGCTTTAAGTGGTGGTACGGCCCCTTTGGTCGCTACCTTCAAAGCGGGTGAAACCTTGACGGCTGGGCGCGTGGTCAATAGTGAGACTACCGCTGGGACGGGTCAACTCGAAGCCGCTACCGCGACTGGATTTGTTGATTGCATGGGAACGGTCATGGCGGTTGGTGGCGGTGTCGGTGTTGGAAGAAACATCGGATCGCTTACCTATTCAACCACACAGGGTGACGCGGAAGGGCTTGCGGATGTGAATTGCGATCCCCACGCCATCTACCGTGGGCTTCTGAGTGGTGGTGCAACGGCGAATACCGCGTTGCAGGATCTCATCTCGACCTCCGCAGACACCAATGGACTGACCATTACCGATGCGGATGTTGGGACTGCCACGATGGTGAATGGGACCGCTTGGCTGGCTGGCAACAAGGACGAGTCGAGAGTAATCGTCACGTTCAACTCGGCTACCAGCATCGTGGTCACGGTTCCGTTTTCCCAGGACATCGGGACAACGGAGACTTACCATTTCACTCCGATGTGTCCTGGCCGGACTGCGGCTGTCCAGCTTACGTCCACCCTTGACCAGATTAACTCTGCGATTGCGGTGGGAACTGGTGGGACGGCTCGATGCCAGAGTGTTGAACTCGATGGCGCAACAAACAGCTTTGCGAACATCGTTTTCTCGAATCATTACTTCAGTCCGATTGACTGATAGTCGGGAAACAATCTGACTTGCCAAGGTCGCTCCCTGGCAAGAACATCGGGATAAGGGGCCACTCGGGGCCGAGTACCTGGGTGGCCCCTTTTTCTCGTTATAAACCAGGAAGGAGATTAGCATGGCCGTACCGATGACAGCGGGAAGCCATCCAGATCTGCTGGATACCCGTTTCAGAGAAATCTTAATGCGGTGGACTGAGCCACCTGACGCGATGTTGCCGGAATTCTATACGGTGAAGACCACCACGAAGGCGGATGAGCGGCAGTCGCAGATGGAGCCGTTTGGTCGTCCGAGTGAGTTTGGCACCACCAGCAACCAGTCAATCACGTATCAGTCCCAGTCACAGGGATACGATGTGATTGCCACCCCCCGTGAGTTCGCGGGCGGTTTCCAGATCCAGCGGAAGCTGATGCGGGACGATCAATATGGTGCTATCGAGCGTTTGCCGACTCTTCTCAGGGATTCCTTCCAGGATCTCGAAGAGCATAACGCTTCTCGGGTCTTCCGGCTTGCGTTCCAGTCGGACTCGTATTTTTACAGCCAGTCCGAGGCTGTTGCGCTTTGCTCGAACTCCCACACGACCAACAGTGGGACCAGCACCACGACGGGATTCGACAATCTGGTCACGACTGCTCTTTCTGCCGTGAACCTTATTACCATGCGAATCCTGATGTCGAAGTTCAGGAATCCAGCCTCGCTACGGATGGGCGGAATCAATCCCGATACCATCCTGATTCCGCCCGATCTTTATGCAACCGCATATGAGATCATTGCGGCGGCGGGGAAGGTTGACACCTCGAACAACAATCCCAACGTCCATCAGGGCCAGTATCGGCTCCTCCAGTGGGATTACCTGACGGGTGACGACAACAGCGAGACGAACAACTACTTCCTGATCGATTCTCGCCGGATGAAACAAGCCCTGACGTGGTGGAACCGCGAGTCGTTCGAGATGGAAATGTTCAACGACTTCGACACGATGGTCATGAAGGAACGCGGGTACGTCAGGTACGGTTGTGACTTCAATGACTGGAGATGGGTTGTTGGCGCACAGGTGTCATAAGGAGAGAGCCATGAAGCGAAAATTGTTCCTGGCGTTGGCTCTCCTGGCCGCATGGCTGGTATTGCCAACGATTGTATCAGCCGAGTGGACGTGCTTTTACCCGCCCGGAACCGGAACCGTCTGCTTCGGAAAATCGGTAGACTCAACTCCGATCCCGTACAAGATGGTCGAGGTGCCCCGTGCTGGGTCGAACAACTCTGGACTTGGTAGCGGAACGTATGATCGCTACTATTTCTGGCTCGGCCAAACACCCCCGCTGAACGGGGTCTTGCTTGTATCGCATCACGCAACGGTGGAATCTGGACTGGGTGCGGACGCGATCCGGCAAGGAAATGTGACGCTGGATGATTCCAAGGGAGTGGCGTGCATAACGGCTCAAGGGTGCCCGAACGATATTCCATAGTCAGCTATCTTTTGCATACGACAAAAGATGCGTGGACTTGTGTGGTTGTCGGGATACTCCTTATAGGGGTTCACTTCCTGGTCTGGTGGGGAGTCCTGCCGCAAGAAGGCAGGACTCCCCAGGAATCAGTTGGACTAATTACCTTTCTTGGCGTAAGGGGGCCAAGAGAGGTGTGGACGCTCACACTCATTCTGGTGGGATTTGGAGCATGGGTTGCGACAAAAAGTCTGTGGGCGGGTGCGCTGATCGCATGGATATCACTCATGTCAGCCTACCAGATCCTATGGGTCGGTCGCCCGTTCGTTTTTATCTTCTACGATACATTCTACGCAGTAGCACTGATATCCTTCTTCGTGTTTTCAAAAAGACTCCATGCAGAGATGATGGCAAGGGTTCTTCTGTTCATCGCGCTTATCAACGTGTTTTGGCTTCCACTGCAACACTGGGAAATTGACCCGATATGGCATCAGATTCGACCGGAAGAACTGAAACACAACTGGAGGTTCACGGGTTGGCTGGACAACAACACGAATCTTGTTCACTACCTGGCGATGACAATTCCGCTTGCATCGGTTCTGTCATGGTGGCTGGTGATCCCGCTGGCGATCCCGGTCCTGTTGGCTACAAAGACCCTTCCGATAGTGGCTGGAATCATCGGCGTGATCGTTGCGAAGCGTTGGTGGGCGAAGAGGTTTCGCCCAATAGTTCTCGCCCTGTTCGGACTCGCGGCTCTTTACATCGGGATACTGGACCCCCCGAGGTTCTCTGGGGACGGAGTGCGTTTGGCAGTCTTCAGGGATTCCCTGAAAGTTCAGGCGCAGTGCCCAAACGGTTTGGTTTTCGGGTGTGGGCCGGGAAGTTTCAAGCAGGTCTTCGTCCGGTGGTTGATCAAAACCGACCACAATCTCGGAACGGCATCAGTTCGGAATCGACAAACAGGGAAACACGTTCAGCAGAAGAGGTTCCCTACCCATACGGAAATATACCATCACCCATCCAGTGAACTGCTGAAAGCCGTATTTGAACTGGGGTGGCCGGTTCTATTTATCATAACTGGATGGCTCATGTGGATGTGCCGGAAGATTGCCAGAAAGAAGTCGGAGAAATGGACAAATGCTTACATGGGAGCCTCGGTGGTTTTCATGGTCACAATGCTCGGGTATCAACCGTTTGCGGTGGCTCCGCTGGCGGTATCGGGTTTAATGGTTCTTGGAATTCTCGAAGGGAGGATTGGTAAATGAGTACGGAAACAATCAAGAAACGGGGAAAAAGGGGACGGGCAATGTCTCCAGAACAGAAAGACAAGATTGCGGAAGGGATCAGAACCGTTTCTGCAAAGCATGAAGCCCAGACAAGGGCGCAACAACAAGCAGACCATATTTCCGGTGAAGTCATGACCGTGGAAGCCCCGATGCCGGTTCGATCTGCATTGGCCGACGTTCATGTTCCACAGGATGTTGAGCCAAAAAGCGCACCTCTCAGCCCTCAATACCTGAAGGAACTGGAGTCTGAGAAAACCCAGCTCGAAGGTTCCTTGTTGGGTGAGAGCGGGATGAAGATAAAGAACCAGTCGGATTTACAGGGACTTCCGGCTGGTGTCTTTGATTCGGCCCCGGAATTTGCCGCCAAGATTGATGAGGCTTCCGCTCGGAACCGGATTACGGAGATTGACAAGATAATTTCCGATGCCACGACCGTTGCGACATCTCCCACCCGAAGGGACTCCCTCAATCAAGAACTGAAACATCTTGAAAAGGAAGTGTCCGAGGGAATGTTGCATCAGAACGATTACTTCCTGCCTGACAGCAAATCCAAGAACGGGGTTCTTTTGCAAAACCACGGCCAGTACAACCTGGACTGGCACGAACACAACAGTTCGAGGATTTCACGCATCAAGCATTTGCGGCAGACCTTGGACCCGGAACGCTATCAGACGGACTCGACGTATCGGTCCATAGAGACCATCAGGCCGGGTGCGCCCGCGCTAAAGCGGTTCGAGCCGTCCTCGGCCAGCGTGATGATTCAGGGTTGGGAAGACCCCGGCCTTTCCGACACAGAAAAAGCTATCAGGATGTTCAAGAATCTTGACCCCGAGAAGATCGCCGAAGAGCAGGGGACCACGGTGGAAGAGGTTCTTCGTATTCAGGGGAAACTCTCAGAACCCGCTTCGGCATAACGGAGATGGTTTGTGCTTCTTAGAACTATCCTGACAAGAGTTATCGAGCAAATAGACAATCGGGTTAGTTCCTCGTTCAACACGGCGATTGAGATCAAGGCCCTTGAGGCCATTAACCGCCGATATAAGGAACTGAATTACCTGACGGGGAACAGGCGTGGTCTCCCGTGGATGTCAAAACGGTACACGTTCCTGACTACCGCTCCCTATAACACGGGTACGGTCACGGCAACGAATGCCTCGCGCACGATTGCGGGGTCAGGAACGACATTCACCTCGGCGATGGTTGGGCGTAAGTTCAAGCTGGCTTCGGACCAATCTATTTACATCATTACGCGGTTCGTCTCTACGACTTCCATTCAGATAGATCGGGCATTTCAGGGAACTACGGCTGGCACCCTGAACTACGACATCTTTGAAGATCAGTACGACATGCCAGCCGACTTCCACGCAGATATCATCATGTCAAACCCGAATTCAAGCGGTGGGCTTGAGAAGGAGGGGGTCTGGGATTTGACGAACGAGTTCCCGAACAATTCCTCGTTTGGAACCCCGCAACGATACACGATTGAAAGTTTCAAGTCTCGCGAGGGGGCGGTGACAACGCTCACGGGAACCATCACATTCAACGATGCCTCCAGAAGCGTGACGGGTTCTGGATCGAGCTTTACGACGGAACTTGTTCCCGGCGACATGATTCGCCACGTTGTAACCTTTGTCTCGGGGACAGAAGCCGGAACGCTCTGGCGGGAAGTAGACTCTATTGCCTCGGACACTGCGCTGACACTGAAACAGGCGTGGAACGGAACGACGGGGACCAGCACAACCTCTCAACGCCAGGACGGGTGGTTGCGGGTGAGGCTCCATCCGATTCCAGACGACGAGATTCTTCACACACTGAAATATATCCGGCAGTTACCGGATCTGGCGGACATGACAAATATCCCGGAAATGCCGGACCTCTACCATCCGGCTATCATCGACGGGGCATTGATTGATATGTATGCCGACCAAAGTGATCGACAGCGAGTCATAGCCCGCGCTGATTTTGAACGCTGGAAAGAACAACTGCGAAAAGATTACAGCCTTGGCACGCAGACGGTGAGATTGATTCCTGCGCTAACCAACCCAAGGGTAGGCGTCTGAAATGCCGTATTTCGATGAAGAGGACTTTGAGTTTTACAATGCATTGGATCGGCTCCCGCCACCCGTTCCGCAGGGACCGGGGCCGGGGGGGGACGCTTTGAGTGCGGTGTTTGAAGATCCCTATGTTCAAGAACCCTGGAGAGGCATAGGTAGGCGTATGGAGGAAAATGTTCCAGAGGATGCGCCTTGGTCTGGATCGGTCTTGGGCCGAGCAGGATCGACATTTGGTAAATGGGCTTCTGGGAGGTTGCCCCAAGCCCCGAGTGAGATCCCATCCATTAAGTTCGGGAGGCGTCCTCCCGACCAGCCCAGGAGTCCCCAGGCGAGTCGGCGTATTTCGGTTAAGTCGGTGGGTGGATCTGGTAGCAAAGGCCCTCAGACAAGAAATCAGCCGTGGACCGAGTATGGTCTCCCAGAGTCGGAGGATGCTATTCGTAAAGGTATGGCGCAGGCAAAACGAAAAGACGCCAAGGATTATCGAATATATCAGAAGAGGATGAAGGAAATTAAAAGAAAAGAAAGAGAGAATTTCCGGAAACGGGAGGCCTACCTCAAGAAGTTGCGTAAATATGAACAAGCGTTGCGTAAACGCTTGCGTAAACTTCTATCCAAACCGATAAGAAACGAGTGGGGCGATATTTTGGGTGAGGGGCCTTTTTAAGGGTAGGTGCTTGAATGGCACAGAAATTCACACAACCTGTCACGATCACCCTGAACCAGCCGATCCGCCCTCCGTTCGGCGCGGAAAGGCGTGTTCCTTTGCAGAACATGGTGGTGACCCGTGATGGAGGCCGCAAACAGCGGGGTGGTCAAGATCGTCACATGAGCAATGCGATCACAGATGCGACAGTCGTGAATGGTGTCCACGACTTCCAACTGGGCGATACGCAGAAACTTATTGTTTCTGCTGGCGGGAAGATTCTCAAAGAAGACAATTTTGACGGAGCCTTCGATGATATTACGCAAGCGGGACTGGCATGGAGTTCAACTGCCCCTACGTCCACGATTGTAATGAATTCTATTATTGGCATCTGGAATCGTAACGGGGATGATGCCCAGAAGTGGAACCAGACAGACGTGACGACCTCCGATCTCGGTGCTACAAACGCAACGACGGCGGCTTTCGCCGTGGCCTATCGCGGTGTGGGCTTTGCCGCCGGGGTGGCGGCTACCATTGACACGCTTTATTATAGTGCTGTCGGGGACATTGATGGCACTTTCTCGGCACTTAATATCGGGCTTGGAGACGGACTCGGCGGAATCACCGGGTTCATCGGGCATCCGAATCCCAACGTGAACTTCGGGATTGTCTTCAAGGAACGCGGAATATACGCTCTTGATATGCCGAATATTTCATCTGCTGGTGGCTGGACGGTAAGAGAGCTAACGGGTACGGATCTCAGGTTGGGATGCCCCAGTTTTCATACCATCAAGGCTGTTCCGGTTCCGAACGGTCCTGACGTGTGGTTTCTTGGAAACGATGGGCAGCTATATTCCCTCAACCGCCTTATCGAAACCCAGGATTTACAGCTTGCGAGCATTAGTTTTCCGTACTCGACCTCTTTCGATGAAATCAAAAAGTCCAGGCTTGAGAATACTGTGGCACAGGTGGACACAGAAGGCGAGCAATACTGCCTGTTTGCATCCGTGGATGCTACCGACAAGAACGACAGGATGTTTACAGCCAGCTACCGCGTGGGCGGGGAATTAAAGGGTAGAAAAGGCTGGTTTCCTGAGTGCCAGATCCATCCAGGGGTAGAAGCCGCCTCTGTTGGCACAGTCAAGATTAAGAACCGACAGCGAATTGTAACTGGTGGATACAATGGCTTCCTGGATCGGCAGTTCGGGTCCAACCTGACGGATTTCTCAACAGAATCCGGGGGGACGGCAATCGTGGCCCGCCTTGACATATTCAACCTTGATTTTGGAAAGCCCGAGATAAAGAAAAAGATCAAGGATATTACGGTCCATCTTCGTCCAGAGGCTGATACCGATCTGACATTTGCTTGGTCAATAGATGACAATGCGAAGCAAACGGAGTTGGTTGATCAACTTGGTGTTCATGTCCCCCTCAACACATTTCTTCTGGATACGGATCTGTTGGCCGACAAGAACATTCTCTTGATATCCAAGACCAATCTTCGGGGTGTTACGGAGGGATATGTCATATCCTTCAGTCTCAGAAAGACTGCGAAGAGCCAATCCATTGAAATATATCGGATTATCTTTGATATTGACTTCTTTGGTTCAGAGCGTCCTTGGCCCATGCAGTTGGGGGTGGCAGTTTGACGGATCGGTTCGCAAAAAAGGTTGCCGGGAAATGTACCTGTTGCGGTTGCGGAATAACCAAGCAACCAGAGTTCCAGGGAGATGTACCATTTCATCCCGAATCGGTCCAGGTCTGGTTTCCATATGGCAAGGCGGAAAGCGGGGCGCAGAACCATGTATGCGTGGATCTGTGTGGTGAGTGCGCTCCGACGCTAAAGAAGAAGGACTACAAGCAGATAGAGGAATGTCTTGTCCGTTCACTCCACGGCGGCATCGACGCATCCCGGCTGGCAGAGGTGGAGAACCTGAGAGCGGTGCTATCAACAGCGGAAAAAGACCTGTCCACGGCAGAGATTGAAAGATTCATTTCCGAGGGCCGGGTGAAACTGGCTCGGTGGACACCGGATAAGGTCAAGGCACAAAAGGATTATTATTCAAAGGAAATAAAGATCAAGTCCGAACTTAAACGTGAACGGCATATAGATAAGGGCGCGGTTGTGGGGTCTTACATCTGATGCCTGTATCTCTCGCTGGGGATATATAACATGGCTGTCTCTGTAAGCAAGACTTTCACCGCAGAAGTTCTCTTTGCGAGTGAATTGAATACCAACTTCACCGACATCACTGGTGGCGGAATTGCAATTATCTCGCCGTGGACAGGGAACTGTGATGCGGATGGATTCAACCTGACGGATATGGGCAATATCATATACCGTGAGGAAGCGAAAGGGACGACAACCGCCAACCAGGGGGCTTTGTACTGCAACGTCGGCGCGATATCCTCGCTCACGGAACTCTTCTTCGGTGGGGAGAGTGACAGGGCAACCATTCCACTCACGCTTCAGGGTGGACGACAGACACAGCCCATAGTCCACCTGACGAACAAGTCGGGTGGGTCATTGGCGGCTGGTGACCTTGTGATTCAGGACACCGGCAACGACAGCGCAGTCACCACGACAACCGCAGAGGGTTCAACCGCCCAGGCATTTGTCTGTCTTGAAACCATTTCCAATAATGCCGCTGGTTACTTCCTTGCCGGACCCGGCATCGTGACCATGACTGCCGCTGATGCCATAACTCGGGGTAACTCTCTCAGAACGTCGGGCACGGCAAAGCGAGCCACGGATTCATCGACATTTACAACCGGCGACTTTGGTGTTGCTCTGGAGGCGGCTTCGGGTGCGGCGGAAACCTTCTCGGCCTTCTTCCGTGGAACCGACCTGGGTGGGGCCGACCCTGTTCTTCTGGCGACTGATGCGCCATCGACCCCGGCAGTGGACACCTTATATGCCGACACCATTGTCAAGGGATGGTGCGTAAAGGGCGGGGACACCTCGCCCAGCATCAGCGACGACGTAAATGTATCTAGCATTACGGACACGGGTGTCGGTCAGTACACCTTCGTCTGGGCAAGAGCCATGTCCAGTGCGAATTACTCAGGGGGAGGTGTTAGCACAGGAAACCCGGCTGGGGATGATAATACCTGGACCGATGGTTTGAATAGCGGAACCAACCCAGGAAGGACAACCGGGTCTTGGATCGCCTACACCTTTGTTACTGGCATTGGTGCTGACGACTGTGACATGATCATAATGGCGGTTGGAGACAACTGATGCGGACCAAGTTAAAGGTCTTGGAGAAGCCGGATGGGTTCGTGGCGATCCTTGTGCCAAACCCAAGGTTTAGGCTTTGGAAAGGAACTCCGAACTCGCTCAGGGAACTCACGTTTGAGCGACTGGAGCCTGACGAGAACGGGATCGAGCGGATGGTCGAGGTCAAAAAGCATGAGATCACGATGGTCTGGCCCGAAGCGGTTCGGAGGGGGCTAACGCTTGAAGAATATATGAAACGCGGGTTCACGCTTCCGAAAGAGACTTACCTTGAAATTCGCCCGAACTTACCCAACGATATGCACCCGCTGGTCCGAGATGACATTATCTTCCGCCAGATTAGCGAGAGATTCGATCCAGCAGAGAGCGATGATGATCACGTAGACCGGGAATGGGCGAAGATTGATCGCAGAAAGGATGCCAACCATGCCGGGTTCATCGGGAAATGGAACCTCTATCCCGAGGATCAGCCGTGGTGGTTTGAAAGGAAGGGTTTCAGGCCACTCAGGTACTTCAGGCGGAACGCATACCGGCAAAACGAGAAGAAAAAAGTCTTGTGGGATGACAAGCGGGTCACGACCCAAATGGAAGTCTCGGAAATGCTCAGGTGGTATGAGTTGCCGCCAAGGGGGAATTACACCGAAAACGGAATTTCGGAAATGGTGATGAGGTGGCGCAAGGAAGCGGCTCCTCAGTGTTCCGCGTTTGTTCCTCCGAAGAACGCTTTACCTCCACCGATGCCAAGGAAGCCCGTAAACCATGACGATCCAGCGGTTCCAACGATGAAAGGATTCGAGAATGTCCGGCAAATGCGCCGTCTATGCAAAGCCTGATGGGAGCCTTCGGGTCATCTACCCGAACCGGAACAAATTTCCACCACAGAAACTTGTTGATTCCTGGTTCGGCTCCCAAGCGGCCAAAGATCCGGACTTGTCTGATGCGACCCGTGTTCTCTATATCGAAGAAGATGCGCTTCCCTGGATCGTGGACCCGACAATAGCGGATCACCGTCACTATGTGTGTTCCTGGGATGGGGCGAAAATCGTGATAGACCTGACCAAAATTCCAGAGGAAGACAAGACGAAGGTGCCGAAGTGAGCCGCAACAATGGA